TCTTGGCGAAACACAAAAAGAACTTGGCGTCATTGCACAAGAACTTGAAGCATCAGGTATGGGTGGGCTTGTCGAGGAGGGTCGATATTATGACGTTAATAACAACCCTGATGAAGAAACTCGCAAAAGCGTCAAATACAGTGTCCTGTATATGAAAGCTATCAAAGCCTTGCAGGAAGCAATGACCCGGATCGAAACCCTCGAAACTGAAATGACTGCGCTCAAAGCGCGTGTCACGGCACTGGAGGACGCATAATGGCATACATCGGTAAAAGCCCAGACGGCACAGGCGTCCGCAGCCGCTTCTACTACACGCAAAGTAGCGGTGGTGGCACTAGCGTCAGCGGCTCTAGCGACGACGGCACGTCACTTGCGTTCTCTGATGGTG